TGAAACTATTGTTGCTGAAGAAATGGTTGGTAAACCACAAAATTTCGAAATGGCTAGATTTTCAAGAAAAAGATTATCAACTAGTAATGGGTATATTACTTCTGTGACACATAAATTTTTCTTTGCGGATTATACACAGAATACAACAACTCCATTAAATCTACCATCTACTTGGCAAAATAGTTATATTGGAGGTAATGAATTTACATCTGATGAATTATATAAAAATGTGAAATCCGTTCAAAAATCTTTTTTCAAGATAGACCTATACGATACAAAAGATGCAAAAAAACAAAAAAATTATTTAACTATTATTTTAAATACGACACAAGGATTACCTGACCAAATTGTTATAACCGATTCTGTTACGACATATGAGTGTAAAAAATATCAACTTCTAAGTAAGAATATAAAGGCAATTAGATATAAAAATTGTTGTGGTACTATCCAATCAATAGAATTTGGGCCAGGAAATATTGACCCAAATAGCGGATGGTTTTTGGCGACTTTTTGTCTACAAAACGGAGAGGATATTTTGGTAACATCAAATGCTAATGTGGTTTACGAAATAGACACTACCACTGGAACTAATTACTTTGAAGACACATTACAGGAATATACTTTAACTTATATCGAAGATTGTGCTTGTCTTAATCCTGATGGTACGGTATCTAATGTTAATACTACCGCACTTAGCACCGTTATTGAATCTGTAAGTCCAATTTTTATTTTAGACCATATAGGTTTAAAAGAATCATATTTTATCTATTGGTTTAAAGATTTTAACATTTTAAAACTCGATAAACTTTATATGAGAGTTAAATTCTTTAATGGTAAAACAGGAGAGTTTACAACTTTTACAACAAAAAAACAAACAGAGATTAATGTAAATAATCCATTTAGAGTTAATAACGATTATTTTTATCGTGAAGTAACTTTTGATTTTGTAAATTACTTATATGACATTACAAATTCAGGTACATCTGGGTCTGATGGGTCAAATGGTTCTTCTGGAGTGTCAGTCCAAAGTTTACCGGTATTGGAATGGTATGAATATATAAACCCACCACAAAATAATTCTTAATGGATACTATTAAAATAAAAATATCACCTGAATTTTTAAGTACTGATATTATTAGTGAAACTTATAGTGGTAATACTTTTGGTGTATACTCAGGTTTAAGTCAGATGTTAAGTGGTGGGACAAATGGTTCTTCATTATTTACAGGATTAACAATACCAATAGTTTTAACACAAGATTATCATGATATTGGTTATTACTCAGTTTTTGATGGTGATATCAGTCAACAAAATGTTAATGTTAATTTTATATTTAGTGCGACAACTGGGTCACCATGTACCTATTATGTTTATAACACCACAGAAAGTACAATTAATTATTTACAAGATTCAACATATCAAGTTGATTGGGGTGATGGTACACCAATTCAAAATATTACAAATTTTTCACCTGATTATATAAGTCACGTATATTCTCAGTGTGACGTAAACAACCCTCAAAATTATACAATAACCCTTACTCAGTTTAATAGTTTTGGTGTTCTAACGGTAGAAAAAACTATCGAGGTTCCATTCACTAATATTGATATATTAAATCCATTAGGTACGGTTACTTTTGTTTCTCAAGGAGGTAACTGGAGTACTGCTCCATCATCATATAACTTTACATGGACTGGTGATTCTAACCTTGATTTATACCAACAATCAACGCCAGCTTATGTATCAGTACCTTATGTTATTTCAGGTGCAACTGAATCAAGGATACGTGAATTAGCACTATATGGTTCAAACCCATATCAGATTGGTGTTGATATATCAATTCCAAACTGTTCAGGTTGTACAGGAACTGTTACAAATATACAGAATGGATATACCGCATACACAATTAATAATATTGATTACATAGATTTTTCAGGAGGTACTTCAGTATTTGTTGCATATTCTTCAGGATTAACTGAGTCAATGTTAGAGTATAGTGCGATTACAAAAAATGAGGTTTTAATGAATGTTATTGACGATTTCCAAATCGAAACTACTGTTTTGGTTGAGAGAGGGGTAAATAGTGGGTTAGAAAATTTTAGAAGAATTGGTGAAGTTAATACTGCACCGGCATTAGTTAGATACGGATATGGTTTTTTCAACGTGGTTAACAGTTAAAAAAAATCATTATTACTATTTATAAAAATAAACATAGATAAATAAAAATTTGTGGCTACAGGTAATTACGGAACAATAAGACTAGCGGATGTAAGTCCCGCTGATGTTGAAATAATAGTTCATTATACGGCATCGCGCGACCAAACAGAAGATTTTAATCTTTTTACGATACCTAATTCTAATCTTACACCATATTTTAATAACACAAATACTGGTGGAGATACTAACCAAATCTTAGGTGGTTTATATAATTTAAATTTACCTGCTAATCAGTTTAACAATTTGGGGATTTATACAATAATTTTAAGACCTACTCAAATTAATACAATTATTACTGATTGTGGTATTTTAAGTTCATTACCTAATGTTAAAGGTATTGTAATTGATTTATCAAATGTACCATCAGGTCAATTAACAAACTTTGCAAATCAAGGATTAGTTGGATTTAGGGTTGAATATTATGACCCGACGGACAATACAAAAATTCCTAATTTTTATAGAATTATTACTTCTAATTTTTATTGTGAACCTGTTACTCAAAACCTAACTAATACACAAGATAAATCTATTAGATACATTTATTCTCAAGGTTCGTCTAATTTAGTTTTTTGTACATTATCTCCATCATCGGCTCCAACAAATAGACCAAACGCAATTCCTAATATTGGACAACCAAACCAAGGTATTGTGATTACTAATACATTTTTTAATCCAATATCCATGGAAGTTGAAATTGTTGAACACGATATCTCAACATTAGCAATTGCTCTTTATGGTAACCAAACCAAATCTATTGATGATGGAATTTATACTATTTACGATACTTCTAATAACATCTACAAACAATATAACTTGTATGAAATTAGAGACCAATTAAATCAATTGTTATATGAGGTTAGACAAGATAGAGGAGATAATATTGATTTCACTAAAAACTTTGAAACAATTACAGCTTAATAATGGCAACATATAAATGTCCACCACAAGGGCCTACAGGGGCCAGTACGTTTTCTGACAATATTGTTGGATTACAACTTGTGCAAGGTGGGGGTTTAACTACCGCTACTTTTGATTGGACAACAACAGTTGTTGAAAAAGTTAATCGAAGTTTTGATATCGGGACATTTTCAAGTCCAATATCATTAGATAATTTAGGTATTGATTTAGAAAAATCATTTCAGGTTTTCCAAAACAATTTTAGAGTAATACCTAACTTTGATAGTACAAAAATTACTAATTTCACGGCCTACGGGTCTTTAACAAAAAGATTTGAATCATCAATAATTAATATTATTAATTATTTTCCCGCTTCTTTAGAAATAAATAATTTAAGAGAAGGATATGCCACAGGTAATACCGCTGAAAACATCACATTTTATTCAAATGAAAATGTTACAGAATTAGATTTACCAATAAGTGCGATGAGAAATCCCTTTGAAATTAATTTTACGGTAAATGCAACTAATGATATTAATAGTTTACCATTCTCAATTTCAAAATATAGAAATCTTAAAGAAACATATCCCGCATATGTTTTAATAGTAAATGGAAATCAATATACCGTATCTTATTTATTTCCTTCACAAAGTTTAACTGCTGGTACATTAACAATACAGGTTGATGGTAATCCGTTCTCAGGTAACTCAACGTCAATTGATACAATAGTTATTAGACCAAATGACGTTATTGTTAATGAGGTTTTTAATCTTAATTTGGATGAGGTTGATGAATTCCTTTTATATCGATACGTCACACCAATCTATACTGCTCAGTTTCAAATACCCACTGAGGCAGATAACGGAAATATTTTTACTAGATATGAAAATGTTACTTGGCCTTTAGATGGTTCTTGGAACTTAGATATACGAACTGAAAACTTTTCTGCCTATATTGAAAAGTTAAATACGATTGGTAATGAGTTTGATAGTCAACAAACCGATTTATTATCGAGATTTTATGTAACAGATGCTTTCCAAGAATTTGACACGGTTGATAGAAAAGTAGAAAAAACTTTAAAAATATACGGAAGGAGTTTTGACGAAAGTAAAAAATATATAGATGCTCTTTCATTCATGACTTCTGTTAATTACAATGTTGGAAATGATATTCCATCTAAGTTATTACCAAATTTGGCGGAAACGTTAGGATGGTCAACAAACATATCACCGATAACAAATGTTGATTATATTACTTCGGTCTATGGAACGACTCAAAATGCTTTTCCTGGGTATTCAACGAGTCAAACTATCGATGATTTAAATAGTCAATTTTACAGAAATTTAATTCTAAACTCAGCTTATTTGTATAAGTCAAAAGGTACTAGAAAGGCTATTGATTTTTTAATGAATTACATCGGAGCTCCTGAAGCACTAATAGAATTTAATGAGAATGTTTATGTT